TGCGCCAATAGCCTTTTCAGTGGGTCAAGCCTGCCATGCACATCGGTGATGACGTAAACCTTACCCATTGCCCAAGGCCGCCTCTAGGGCGTCTAGCTGTTCCAATGTCAGGTTCGACACGTCAAGCGTGTGCGTGACCTGCACCGTGCCCGTGTTCTCGACCTCAAGCTTTTCGCCGTACCGCCGGGGACGCCGCTTGCCAGCCGACCACTTGTATGCGTCTATGGCAACCCGGGCCGCGTTGGGGTCTAGGCCGCCGTCTATGACCGACTGGGCAACGTCCGCGATCTTGTCCGCATCGGCGTCGGCCATGTCCTCCCGCGCCTGCGCGTAGCTTGCAGCAAATTCGGGGTTCGCCCTAATCCAGCGCATTACGGTAGGGTAGGACGGAAGCTCTTCGCTTGACTTTAAAAAGGTAACGAGGCCAGTCCCGGATGAGATGGCCTCTAGGATTTGATCCGCGATATCTTGGTCAAACGGTAGCGGTGGACGGCCTGCGGGCATAGGTAGCACCCCTCTAATGGATCGGATACCACCTATATAACACCGCCAGCGCAGAAATGATAGATGGGGGCCGAAGCCCCCACCTGTCAGGCGGGACGGGCGATCTTGGTCTGCTTCACGCCGTCACGTTCACCATGCTCTTTGACGGTGGCCTTGACGGTCAGTGTCTCGCCCTTGTCGCCGAGGCACTTGGTGCCCTTGTAGATCACCACGTTGCCCTGCGCGTCGTTCAGGATGTGCAGGAACGAGGTGCCATACAGACCCTCCATGGTGTGGATGTGGCGGATGGTGACGGTGAAGTCGCGGCGCTCACCCACGGTGCCGATCCAGTTCGACCCAGCGGCCTCTGCCGACCGCTTGGCTGCAAAGCCAGCAACACGGGCCTCGGCGCGGGTGATCATGCCGATCACAGCACGGGTCTGGGCTTCGGTCAGGCCGCCCCATTCCAGCACGTTGTCGCGCATAGCGGTGTAGAAGTCGCCCAGCGATGCCCTGACCACCGGGTGGTGGGTGTTCGTGTGTTGGAACTCGCCATACTGAAACAGGAACGCATCAATGCGCTTGCCATCGGCGCTGGCGATCCACTTGGCGTGGCGCGTCTTGGACGCATTGGCGCGGATGTTGCGTTCGATGGCGGCTTCGTACTTCACTTCGTTTTCGATAAAGGTGCCACGGGTCATGTCAGTCTCCAAGGTGGTTGGTTTCGGTACCCCCTTGATACATCGTACGATCAAGGGGGTCAACAACTATTTTAACTTAGAACGGAATAAAATCGTCGAGGTCATACGCTGCCTTGCGGGTGTTGCGAACGCAGATGCACCACTGGACCTCAACCGGGTGGCGCAGGCTTTCGACCTCGGCCCGCATGGCGTACCATGCTTCCTCGGCTTCCAGTTGGGCTGGGGTTTCGATGCCCGCGACCATGCAGGCCTCTTCATAGCTGTAGCAGGTCACACCATAAACGTCGTACATATCAGTCTCCATGTGGTTGGTTGATCTCAGATCACAACGGCCCCGCAGGGCCGCTGAACTCTGGGGTCAGGCGATCTGGATGACGTTTTCCACGAGCGACCGCTTGTGCTTTTTGCGGTCTGCAAACGCCTGCCAAACGGGCTGCTGGTTGTCGATCACGCGGGTGCCGCGCACCACGACGTAGTGGCCTGTGACGTTCACGACGTAGGTCGCCTGCTTGTCAGGGCGCTGCTTGTACCACTGGGTCAGGGTCATCGGTTCGCCCAAGCGCCAACCTTCGGCGGGCTTGCGGGTTTCGGTCATCGACAAGCGGGTGTACTGCACCCCACGGGCTGCCAGCCCCTTTTGGAGGTGGTACACTGTCAGCCCCTTCACGACGGGCTTGCCAGTAACTTGGAGGCAGGTGTCATAGGCCGCGTCATAGGTGATGCCAGCAACGGCGGCGAGGGCGTAAGGGCCGCACCATGAGCAGAAGCGGGTGGTCGAGCGGGCGGGGGCGTGGGCGAACTTGGTCATGTCAGTCTCCTGTGGTTGGTTTCTTCTTCCTGAACTCTTTTTACATCGTACGAATCACCCTGTCAACAACTATTTTGTGGGTTTTGAAATAAAAAAGCCCCCACCGTTTCGGGCAGGGGCAGTTGGGCGGTTACGCCAAGCAGAGAGTGTGGTCACCATAACATCAAAATGGGATTTCGCAATCCTTGTACCATGTGCCCGCCCAGTTGATCGGCGGCTTCGGTGGTGCTGCCACTTCCACCAGGCCGATCCACCGCATGAACGCCACCAGATCGGCGGGCATCACACCTCCTCTCGCTTGTGATACACCTCGACGTAGGATTCGCACTTTGGGCAGGAGAGGTTAGTGATCATGTCGTAATCGCTGCCATCTTCCTCTTCAATTTCGTGATCTCCGCCCCAGATAAGCTCTGCTTTGCAGTGCCAACAGTACATACGATGGTCGGCCATCACACCTCCTCCCCTTCCATGTGTTCCTGACAGTCGCCGCACATCAGGTTGGCCCCAGCCTTGGCCCACGCCTTGAACCCGCAGGATGGGCAGGTGTGCTTGACCTTGGACAGGTCGCGCTTCTTCTCGGCTTTGGCGCGGGGCTGGGTGAAGTAGGGGATATCAAAATCCGGCCCCAAGCCTTCCAGTGCCACGTCGAACGGGCCGCCTTCGTCGATCATGTGCGTGACCTTGCGCCCAGTCATCTTGCCGCCCTCGACCCCGGTGTCTGTGGGGGTCAGGCCGACCGCCGTCATCATCCGTGCCCATTCCATGTTGTGGTGGCCGCCCTTGGACGGGGTGCCGTATTCTTGCTGTTCCAAGTGGGTCATCTCGTGGACAAGCGTGGACAGCACGGCTCGGATGTCGCGGTCCATCGTGTTCGGGTTCAGGGCGATCTCGTGGGTCTGGTCGCCGTCGCGGTGTTTGAATTGCTCGGCATGGAAATAGCCGTGGGCACCAGTGCGGCGGGTCAGTGTGAACATGACCGGGGGCAGGCGCTTGCCGAACAGTTCGGCGTTGAAGTGCCCGAACGCTGTTTCCAACGCGGTGTACGTCTCGGTCGTGGGGGTCTGGTAGTTTTTCATGTCAGTCTCCATGTGGTTGGGTTGGTCGATAACCCCGCGTAACGTACGACGCACACGGGGTCAACAACTATTTTTAGTATTCGCGGTGGCTGCGGATGTGCCACTTGTCGATCCAGTCCTCATCGACCAGCATGGTCAGGACGGTTTTCTTGACGTTGGCCAGCCTGACCTCGCCATGGCCCACGAACACGACGTGCGGAAACTCTGGGCGGAAGTCATCGGGGAACAGCGCGTCGGTACGCTTGGCGTACTCGAACGTCAGGCCGTGGTCTTTCTCGCGGAAACAGCCCAGAACCTCGCCCTGATCGGCGCGGCGGTGGGCATTGATGTAAGGGGCAAATGCCATGATGGCCTCCTGTGGTTGGGTGGGGGGCCGCAGCCCCCCGGTTGGTTAGACTTGCTGGTAGGCGAAGGTGTTGTCACAGGTATCGGGTGCGCCCCATTCATAATTTATTTTGGCGCTTTCGAGATCGTTCCATTCGTCCACGATGGCGATCTTACCATCCCGAATTACGAGGACCGTGAACGGCCCCCCATCGTTCTGAACGCCATATTCCGCCGCAACGTCTTCCGACTTTCCGATGATGACTTGGTTGTGTGACATGTCAGTCTCCGTGGTTGTAGGCCGCCACCACGGCGGCCATAACCCTTCATAACGCACTTCATCGTACGGTGCAACAACTATTTTGTGGCCTTCCGAACAATTTTCTTGGCAGCCCGGCGTTGCTGTCGATTGCCATTTGGGTCGGGGTTAACCTTTTTAGCCAGCCTTGAAACAGGCAACCTCCTGCCTCCCAACCCATTAAGCATTTTCCTCGACCTCCAGCATTGCATCGGCCATGGCGAAGCTCTGGTGCGCGATGCTGTACATGTCCCGGTCATCCCGGATCAGCGCCTGCATGGCCATGCCCGCCAGCCAGAGGCGGTCAGCAGCGCGATCTGCCCCATCGGCATGGGTTGGGCTAGGCGGTGCCATCTTGACGCTGTAGAGGCCCTCTGGCGCACCCGCTTCGGTATCGTCCTTCATTTCTTGCCCTCCAAGGTTTTGATACGGTTTTCGTGGTCTAGCATGATCTGGTGCAAACGCAGCCAGTTTTGGACGTTGTCGCCCCGTTCCATGCCAAGCTCTTGCTGGATTTCCAGTTGTTCATCGTACATTTCCTGCTGTTCGGGGGGAAGCGTGTCGCGCCACTCCAAAACAACAACCTTCCGGCCAAACAGTTTTTCCATAAGCCAGTTCATGTCTTCTTCTCCCACCGATTATTCTTCGCTAGTTCCGCCAAAAGCTTGTCGGCCAGTTCCACGGCCTCGAAGGGTACATCATCCCAAGCCAAGTGATCCTCGGTTAGCATCCCCGCTGCAATCGTCCCCGCCAGCCACAGACGCTTCATCTCGTGGCTGTTTTCTTTCAAAACTTCATCACTCCACAGCATTCATCACCACCTTTGCATTTTTGTTGAAATCCGCCTTCAGCGCCCGCTTCAGGTCGGACAGATAGATGCCGCCATAGATTGTACCATTGGGCAGGGCCACCTCGTACTGGTCGAGGGTGTGGGTGTAACGGATCGGGAACCGCTGCCCCGTCGCCGGGAACAGCACCCAAAACTCGGCACCCTTTTTCTTGTTGATCATGGTCATCTCCGTGGCTGGTCCCGGCACCATATCAGGCCGTTCGGCGGGGGCAACAAAAAAAATGTCATCTGGGCACATTTTTCTCTTGCATCGTACGAAAGCATCGACTAAACATAGTACATCGAAACCAACCAACCACAGGAGACTACCATGTCCTTCCAATCTTCCATCTCCCTCGCCGACCAATTCGCAGCCGCCAAGGCCGCAGCCGATGACGCCGTCGCCGCTCTGGACGCCATCAAGGCCCAGATCAAAGCTTCGGGTATCGAACGCCACATCGGCGTCACCTGCGACGTGATCCTTGCCCTGTCCGAGCAAAAGCG